CCGTCGTTGGTTTTTGAGAACGTTGCCTGTGCAGCGTGTAGGTCAGACAACTCTGTGTCAGTCGTAGACTGAGCTGTGTTGTATGTATCTAAATCACTCTTAAGGTTAGTGATGTTACAGCCACTAGGCTGCCCAGTTGCAGCCGTAGTGCCCATGTCTACAGCACGTGGTTTACCATCAATCAAACTCCAAATACGAAACTGTCCATCAGTAGTGTCGTACTGACAAACATACTTTTCATTTTCGTCCCGAAGGATTGGAAACCAACGACCACGTGTTTCAGCATCATAGAGTTCTGCTTCAAATTTGCCACCAGGGCGCTTCAGCAGTCCTAGTGCGTAGTCAGGAAAGACGTTAGTTGCTTCCTTAACTTGTCCTGGAAATTTAAGTTTGTCAGGTTGCTGGGACACACCCAACAGCAAGTTAGGAATCCTTTGGGAAATAGTAGTCATCGTGTCAGAGCGTTATACGGTTGATAGTTGTTGTAGTAGTTCTCACCGTCACGCCAGCCAAAGATGGTGTATTCACCCTGATTGCAGTCATACTCCACTGCAGCAGCGCGTGTCATCAGCTCTTGCTCTTGCAGCAGTTGGGTAAGCTGTGCCTCGCCAACGGTCTTGATAGCTGACATGCGTGCAGCTCGTGCAGTGATGTAGTTTTGAATAGCGGCTGGTACATCATCAAACTCGTAAAGCCAGGTGATGTCTACCTTAAGATCTTTCTTAAACTTGTATGTATGATGAAGCCGATCATATAGTTTGTTACCACGACGTACTACGTCAAAGTCATCACGATGTTCATTGACATTAGTGTCAATCTGCAATGCATTGGTAGGATACAGGATTTCTTCAGTGGTTGAATCTGGCTTCAGCGTATAGTTACGCTCCTGGTTAAACATCCAACCTTCAGTTTGAACTTGCTTGTTGACTTCTCTCAGGGTGGTAAGAACAATAGCAACTTCAGGGTTTTGAAGGTCAAGCGTGGTGACAGGAGCCTGTCCCACGGAGCTAAGTATTTGATTTACAGCATCCAGTTCGGTGGACGCAGCGTATGTGACAGGCATAATAAAAGATATAAAAAAAGGGCTCCCGAAGGAACCCTTGTATAAGATCGAAAAAAGATCAGAATGCGGCAGGCTTGGTAGCGGTACCAGCAAACAGTTCCACGCAGGCAGCGGGGTTCAGGTAGTCTGCGCCCATGGCGAGACGACCCAGAATCACGTCACCCTGATAGATCACGGAGACGTCACCGCTGGTGACTTGGACCTGAGGTCCGATAGCTTCCACGCAGCCAGCACCTTCACGCTGGAAGATGATGCCGCAGGAGTTAGCGAACTCAGTTTCTTCACCGTACTCGTTGTTGATGCCGGTAACATCGTTAGCAGCATCTTCAATGGCAGGAGACACGAACGAACCGGTGTTACCAGGATCGGTAACGCCAGGGTTAGTGGCAGAGCCAGTACCGAACTTGGTACCGTACTGAGAGAAGAACGGAATGTTCATGGACTTGAAGATCTTGATGCCAGCGATCTCGACGACACCTTGACCACGCTGACGTGCAGAACCCTGCTCGTCGCGGTTGATCAGACCAGAGTCACCAACCTTTTGGATCAGTTCATAGTACTGACGGGGGTTGAGAACACCGACGCGACCTTCAGTGCTGACGCCTTTCTCATCCAGAGCAGCAGCAGCATCATAGAATGCAGCCACCAAGTTGTCAGAGTCGTAAGCGTCAGAAGCGTTAGTGGTAGAACCCACACGCACCTGAGTACCACCGGGCTCAACGAAGTTAGACTTGGTGATAGGAGATGCAGCACGTGCACCACGAGTGATAGCACGGAAGATCAGACGGTCATACTTTTCAGCGAGAGCATAACCGATCTTGCGGCTGATCTCAGAACGCAGATCGTAGTGAGCGAGAGTCTCATCCAGGTCATAGACGAAGGCGCTGGAGATCAGCAGATCGTCAACCGTGATGGTCTTCTCGGCCACCGGCGGTGCACCATCATCGTTGCCCAGGATTGCGTTTCCGGGGGTGTGGTACTCAGCCGTGGTACGACCAGTGTAGATGAACTGCATAGACTTACCGTTGGTAAGAGTACGCTTGGTCACCAGGTCACGAGCGATAGCATTGTACTCGAAACCTTTGAACATTTCACCTGAAAAGAGCTTCAGGTAAAGAGCACGGGCATCACCCGTGGAGTTAGACTGACCAGCCCTAGTTAGGTTAGTGGTCAGATCCGAAGATTGATGTGCCATTTTTAAGGAGTAAAGTTAATAAAGACTTCTCCCAAACGTTTGGAAATTTTTGTAGCAAATTTTTGTGGTCTATCCCACCGTCCAGACGGCTAATGGGTATCCGCGTACGGGCCAAAAGCCAATGCAAGGGAGGTCCGACTCTGAGGTGCCTCCCAAGCTATTACAGAAGACCTTTAAGGCACTTCTTTTGTTTACGACACTGCGCCTTTTTTGTACCGCACTTGCCACACCTTTTGAATACCTCTTGTTTGCCTGATTGAGGGCTATAAGGTACAGGTGTAGCCTTTGCTAAAGAAGACTGGTGAGCCATAATCTATTTAATAATGTGTAGGCGTGGGCGCTTTCCGAACACCCACCCCTTAAACCGTTCCTTCAGGCTTTACAATTTTGGAAAGCTCTTTGTATTCAGTTTTTAGTTGTGCGCTTAACGACGTAAGCAACGCCCCGATAGGTCAGGACGACTTCTTTTTTCTGTGCAGTTTGAGACATGAAAAACTCCAAATACCTTACCCCCCGTTCCATGAGTAAGATGCCTGCGTCCCGAAGGATGAACGTACGGCTGAAGTCTAGTCAGTATCTCATTTTTTCTTTTTGATCTTAAGGTTTAATTTCTGCAACTCATTACGCAGCTTCCTTTCTTGTGCAGTGTCGCCTTTAGCTGCAGCGTTAGTGATTTGATTTCTGAGCTGCATCCTGCGTGCTAAGAAGGAGTGATTACCAAACATGATCAAGCACGTCGTGTATTTCGTTTTGCAGTTTTGGCAGAACGTCGGAAGGCGGCATCAGTGGGAGCACCGGGTGCACCTTTCTTCCTCATTTTTTCAGGTGTTTTACCAGCGGCTTTTTGACGCTTAATTCTATCTCTTTTAGCGTGGATGTTAGCGTAGAGTCCAGGCTTAGCCATAGCGTTTTTGGGATTTTCTTTTTGCTAGTGGTAGTTGTGGTCCAGTCCGCTTAAGAAAAGTTTCTTTTTCGTGCGGGTTGTTTGTACTTTTACCTTTGTTGTAAATCTTTTGTTTCTTTTGTGCACCTCTGTGGCCTGGGCCAATGTCAAAGGACTGCGAAACAAAATTGCTGTTGAAGGCTTTTTGATCAACTCGTTTGCGTTTCATTAGCATTTCCATTTGCGTAGTGCAAGAGCCTTCCGTGTAGGACGACCCTTGCTGTCTTTCATTGGTCCTTTCACACCAGACATACGGGCACAGAAAGAACGCTTGCGTGGTCCGCCTTCGGGCTGTGGTGCCTTCAGGTTAGACCCTGTAGCTCTGTTATATTTACGCCGACCGGCAGCCGTCAAGCCACCAGACCGCGATTTGTGTACACCGATCTTAAGACTTACTGAACGGGTACTACTTTTTGTAGCCTTTGCCACCTTTCTTGCCTCCGCAAGAGCCTTTACCTTTGTGTGCCATCAGCGCATCCTCCGGCCACGCAGGATTTTCAAATCAGAAGCATCAATCCTCTTCGGATCGCCACCAAGACTTGCCATCTTCTTCTGCTTGGGTGACAGCTTTTTCATTTTATTTTTAGGACGTCCTTTTTTCGATCCGTATGTTCCAGGTCCGTAAGGCATAGTTAGAAATCAATGTCAGAATACTGAAGTTTCTCTACAACCTCCTGCCTGTAAGCAGGGTCACGGTCGTAGCGTGGATCTTGCATGGCACGTACAACTTCTGCTTGGCTACGGAAACCGCTAGATGACTGTGCAGGTTTACCCTGGATCATGTTGTTTTCGTATCCAACAGAATCGTTGTATTGCACTTGAAGTCCTTTGATTGCAAGGTTGATTGCAGCGAGGTTACCTGACTCAACTACCCCATCAAAAGCTTGGATGGTATCTGCGTCAAGGTTTTCACCAGCCCATGCAGTGATCTGCTGGTACTGCTGCTCGCCACCAACACTGTCGAACACTTGACTTACTTCCTGATCAGAAAGCTCTCTACCCTCTACTGTTTGTGTAGGTTCGAGTTGATCTTGATAACGGAAGTAAAGATCTACAAGGTCTTCAGACGACATGCTAGTCAACTCTGCAATAGACTCTTCACTGAGTTGACCATACTCATCATATTCTGCATTGAGATCCTGGAAGAAAGCGATACTTTCATCAATCTCTTCCGTTTGTTCTTCGGCTACCTCTTCTTCTTGTTGCTCTTCAGAATCTTGTGAACCAAGTTTCTTTTGAAGTTCGATGTAAGCCTGTTCAAGGTCTTGTGCTGATCTGTATTTACCAGCCAACAAGCCTTCTTGTTGTGCCTCCATCTCTTCGCCAATAGCGAGAGATTCAGCGTCACGTTCCTCTGCAGTTTGGATAGCTTGAGGATCGTTACTAGGGTCGTAAGTAAGTAGTTCTGCCATGTGTTTTACTGGGGTGAACCGCCAAGAGCGTTGTTGATAACTTCCTCAGCGTTAGGGTTTTTAGATGGATCAGCGATGGGTGCCTTCAACAAACCAGGAGCAGCTTGCATCATTGCCATGCTTTGCTCTTGTTGTGCTGCCTCCTCAGATTCTTGTTGACGGTCTTCAACGCTCTTCACAAGGTTGAGTACATCGATGCCCTGTGCAGCAGCAAGACGCTTGATAGCTTCGTCGGCGTTGATGTATGTCATCATTGCTTCAGGTCCAAGTGTCTGTGCGATTGTCATGATGAATGCAGTCAAGGACTCACGATCCTGACCACGTCCAAGTGCGTTGATACCAGCAACAATAGTTGGAGAAACCAAATCTTTGGGATACTTAGGCAGTTGTCCTGAACGAGACAGGACCAACAGCTTACGGTTGAGGTAAGGTACAAGGAACTCAACAGTAAGCAGACTAAACAGTCCACCAAGTTGTTGTTCTAGTTCTAGTTGTGTCAGGCGTACCTCTTCTGCTGTGGTACGTTCAGACTGACGGACACTCAACACAAGGAACGCTTCGAGAATGCGACGTTCAAGGCTCTGCATCATCTGCAAAGCTGTAGAGAAGTCAGCAGTCTTACCTACCTGAATGACACCAATGTCTTCAGGTCGTCCTTGTACGATAGCGCCGTTACCTGCCTGTGCAATGGTCTGCGGTTTAGTTGTACTGGAGGGGCTGACAACAAACACAACTTTGGCAGCACTTGCGCTACCTTCTACCATTGCCTGTGACAAGGCGTTCAGTGATTTAAGATCACCAAGAAACTCTTCTACTCGGCCGCGGCCATAGTTCTCACCGTCGACAGAGTTGAAGCGTAGGACCAACCAAGGGTTAGCATCCTTTGGTGCTTTGCCATCTGTCTTTGGAATAACTTTGTCAAATACTTCTTGGTGCCAGACCCAACGATTGTTGTCTAGCTTGACGTGAGTAAAGATTTCAACGTCATCAGTATGTACACCACCATAAGTCTTAGCTACAGAGCTATGCTTCTGCAGCTCTTGGAACTCAGGTGGCAGTAGTTTTTTGTTGATAAGTTCTTTAGTTACGATCTCAATTATGTTGCCGTTGCCGTCACGTTCTACGACGTAGCGGTTGAGTGGGTAGTGTTTGATGCCCTCCTTACCCATAAACAACAGCGCGTTGCCACCAACAACAAGGTGTTTAATGGCTTGGTGAACGGCAACACGATCGCTCGAAGAAGCAATCGAGTCCATTACCATGCGTTCCATTTTGGCAAAGCTCAGATCGAGTTCAGACCTAATCTCAGCGGGCAGTTCAGTACCGAGCTTGTCGTCACGAATCTGCAGCTTGAAAAATGAGGTCTGCGGTGGTAGCAATGCAAGCATGAGTTTGCTTGCCAAAGTCACAACCGCTTTGGATCCAACTGATTGCCAAGGTTGGCGTAGATGTTTATGTGAAGGACGCATCTCATCACGCTGGATAAGATACGGAAGGGTCAATTCAGAACACTCAACCGCAGTGTCAAGAAAGTGTTGCCGGTAACTCGTTAGATGATCATACCTGCTACGTGCTTTCATTTAATCAACCAATGTTAGTAGATGATCCCTGCATAGGAATACGAAGTTGTCCCATACCACGTCCACCTGCAAGCTGTGACGATTTTCTGGAACGCTTACGGCGTACACCTTTTTCACCCATCTGTGCTCTACTGCTGCGTGGTGCAGGGGTGAACTTAGGCTTTGCCTCAATCAGTTTTTCTGTATATTCTTTTGACTGTGCTGCCATTTCTTTAGCGTGCTTTGCTGCGTCTTGTGCTGCTCGCCTTTCAGCGCGTTGGCGTTCTCCACCTGGTGTACGAATACACATTGTTAAAGTTCCTCGTTTTGAATACGTGAGTTGATCCAGTCCACAACACTACGCTGACCAGCTTGATACATGATCGTATTGATCTGTGCATCAGGACCGGGATTGGTCAGCGGGAAACGATCCTCTAGTTCGTTTGCCAAAGCATCAACAGTAAGCCCAAGATTAAGCGTACTGTGGGAGGTCTGTATTTGCATGTTCAAAGAAAGCTGGAACACGTGATGCTTTTGTAAAGGACAGCTCAGGAGCTTTGCCCTCATACATCAGACGATCACTGGAATCCATCCAAAATTTTTTGTTCAAATGTTTGACCGGGTTGCTCGCAGACAAAGGCTGGAGCACCCAGCTCATAGTTGCCTTCCTGAGATTATCAAGAGAAGGACTGATGTTATACCCCAGCTCGCTATGAACCAGACTATTGGTAGCCACATGGATTTGTTCATCTCTGGAAATGTCAGCACTGACAGTTCTCATGCCAGCGTCACCAAGACTGCGAAAGAGTGGTAGAAGAACGAAGAAAATTGCACGCTCGGCAACCATCGCTTTGGTAATCGTGTGATCTTTATGCGAAGTCCAAGCTTCACGAAGCCGAAGGGCTTCAGCCTCAGCCTTCTCATCAACCCCGTGAGCAGTGGCAATGAAACCAAGTGCGAGGTCATGTTTTTCTTCGTCCTTGACGTTGGACACAAGTAGTTCACGCGCCAACTCTGGTACTTCAGTGGCGAGAGCTTCATTGATAAAATCTCCCACAGGCAGTTCCATGTGACGCAAGGCAAGGGCACGTTTCAATACATCGTGTGCCCCTTCCTTGATCGTACCAGCAGTTG